GTCAGAAGCAATTGCAGATGCAACAGCACAGGTAAATGCAGTAATTGCATCTGCTCCAGCAGCACTCAACACACTTGATGAACTTGCTGCAGCACTTGGTGATGACGCAAACTTTGCATCGACAGTTACAACTAATTTAGCAGCAAAAGCACCACTTGCTTCCCCAACATTTACTGGTACAGTAACAGTTGCAGCAGCAGGAGTAGCATTTACAGATGGCACTCAAACAAAAGCTGGTGTCCCATCACTTACAACAATTGGAACTGAAATCTCAGCAGCATATAACCTGTCAACAGGTGGCCTTGCCCTAAGAGATCAACTTATCCCAGTTGCAGGAACACAGGCAATTACAATACCAACAAATGCAACAACAGCTTTTCCGATTGGTACATCAATTGATTTTTACCAAGCATCAGGAACTGGCGCAAACTTTGTAGCAGCAGATGGTACAGTTACAATTCTTCGTACACCAGGATTAAAACTAAGAACAACACATTCATCAGCAACACTTACCAAGGTAGCAGTAAACACTTGGTTGCTAGCTGGAGACTTGACAGCATAATTAAAAAAATAAAGATAGGGGCTAAATAAATGGCAAATAAGAGAATAGGTAGAAAATCCTCAGCGCAGGATAACTTCTTAGAACCAAGTGCAGTTACTTCCTTAACTGCAACAAATGTGGGTACTGGGCGGGCATATAATAATGGCGCAGCATCTCTTACATGGTCTTTGCCAGCCGCATCACCCCCAGCAACACTTTATACCATTACATCAACCCCAGCAACAACAACACAAACTACTTCTAGCACTAGTTATACATTTACTGGATTAGCAAGTGCCACGGCTTATACTTTTACAGTTGTTGCTTCAAACGCTGCGGGATCATCTCAGCCAACAACATCAGGATCAATAACTGCTACAACAGTTCCGCAAGCTCCAAACGCATCTGTTTCAACAAGTGCCGCTGGGCCAACCCCAGTCCCAGCTTCTGGCTTTGACAGAATTACTTTTTCTGCAAACGCTACAGGTGGAAGCGCAATAACTACTTTTCAAATTACTTCTAGCATTCGTGGATCTTTGTCTGCTTCTGCAACATCTCCATTTGATACAGCATCTCCAAACTCTGAAACTTATACTGTTTACGCAACGAATGCAAATGGACAGTCTGCTGGCACGACAACTGGAACTGTAGAAACTTTTACGCCACCACACTTCCCACCGTTCTTCCCACCGTTCTTCCCACCACATTTCCCACCATTCTTCCCACCTTTCTTCCCACCACACTTCCCACCGTTCTTCCCACCACACTTCCCACCGTTCTTCCCACCGTTCTTCCCACCACATTTCCCACCATTCTTCCCACCACACTTCCCACCATTCTTCCCACCATTCTTCCCACCGTTCTTCCCACCGTTCTTCCCACCACACTTCCCACCGTTCTTCCCACCACACTTCCCACCGTTCTTCCCACCGTTCTTCCCACCGTTCTTCCCACCGTTCTTCCCACCTTACTTCCCACCGTTCTTCCCACCACACTTCCCACCGTTCTTCCCACCGTTCTTCCCGCCACACTTTGTAGGAGGATCCTACTTCTGCCCATGGTGTGATTGCGCAGGGTCTAACTGGTACTGCTAATTAATACTAACTGGGGCAATAGAAATATTGCCCCAGGGTATTGATAAAAAATAAAAAATATTGTACAATTATTAAAAGGAGATATAATGCCATACTTTGGATATGTAAGAGACGGAATAGTCAAATACGTTCAGCTTGTAACAAGCTCTACCCCCGCACAGTCAAAATGGATAGCGCTAAATAGATCAGGAGTTATCTTAAAAGACTCAAGTAATTACGATGTAATGCCAGGAGACTTGTTTACTGATGGTAAATTTTATAAAAAAGACGCCGAAACTAATAATACAACTTTACTAGAAGATGGTGCATTTACTCTCCCAAACGCAATAAGAGTTGCTGGAATTGTTGATGGCGAAATAGTCGGACAATGGGGAATGGGAACAGAACTCTTTGAAAACATAGAAGAAGCTCATCAGTTTATTGATGATATAGTTAACTCTCAAATAGTTGAAATAGAACAAGAGCAGCAGTTTTTAGTTGAAAAAGGTTGGCTTTATGATGGAGTCAATTTTACTAACCCAGACAATGCTTGATGAGCAGCGATAGCAAAAAAAGTGCTTGGGAAAAGTATAAAGAAAGTCTAGGAGACTCCAGACCTTGGGATTTTTTAGATCCAAATACAAAATATGTAGATAAATCTGTATCTGAAAAAAGATACAGTATTTGTCTATCTTGTCCAGAATTTATAAAAACAACAAAACAGTGTAAAAAATGTGGCTGTGTAATGACTTTAAAAACTAAACTTAGTAACGCTGAGTGTCCAATAGAAAAATGGGGAAAAGAATGATGTATGAAAAAGAAGAGCTATTTCCAGGACTTTGGGTATATAGAAACGTAATTACTCCAGAGATGGATATAATTAATAGGCTAGAAAACGCTATAAGTAATTCCAAAGGTATGCATACTTGGAAAGAAGCAACAGTCGGATACAGAGAAAAAATGCCTGACTATAGAGATTGCGTAGACTTTAAATGGAAAAAGTTCGATGATGATTTTGGAAACAAATACAATACCGAAGTGAATTCAGTATGGCAAGATGTATATGATGTTCAGGCTGTTGCACTAAATGATTACTCTTCTTTTTACAATATTGAGTTAAAGTATTGGGAAGCAATGAATTTTATTAAATATGGAGAAGGTCAACATTTTTCTTACCATTCAGATCATGGTTGGTCATATATATCAACAGTATCAATGGTTGCATATATTAACGATGATTATGAAGAGGGCGGACTAAGATTTGATAAGCTTGATTTAACAATAAAACCAAAAGCTGGAGACCTATACATATTCCCATCTACATATTTATTTTCACACGCTGCTCTTCCAGTAAAATCTGGTATTAAATATTCAATTGTTACAATGACAGATTATAATGATGCTACACATACAGAATCTTTTTATAGACAATTTATGTCTGAAAAGTCAATGAAAGATGGGTACTGATGAACTTTGATGTTTATAAAGTTTATCCAAATCAATCAGCAAATATCCAGCCTTTAGGTGTAAAAAGAGAATGGATGGATGAGACATCTGATAAGCATGCTTATCATTGTTTTCCAGTAAGCTTATCAAATACTTTAGGTTGGGGAATTTCTTTTCCAGTTGATATTGAATTTATTTGGGACGGTATATCAGATTCAACGGATACTCATGTTAAGGTTTTAAAGGGTCACGAGTATGTTTCAACCTCAAGGGCTAATGCAACCATTAGCTTTAATACAAATTTGGTAATAAGAAGCGAAGAAAATGTAAGTATGCTGGCTATGCCGACACCAAACTGGCCAATAGATGGCGTTTGGCCTTTTACAACGTTAATAAGCACTTCATTTTTTAAAGGAACATTTCCTGTTGCATGGAGAATAACAAAGGCTAACGAAGTTATTACTATACCAGCTAACACGCCAGTAGCATCAGTAATTCCTATATCTTTATCTAACTTAAACAATTCAGTAGCAACAATAAAAGGATACAAAGACTTGCCTATAGACTTTTTCCCAAAAGAAGACTACGGTAAAATTGTTAGCGATATTAATAAATCTGGAAAATGGACTGACTTCTATAGAAATGCTGTAGACCATAAGAATAATAAAATTGGATCTCATGAGGTAAAATCTTTAAGATTAAAAAATGATGAAACTTTCATAGATGGTCCAGAAGGCTGCGGTATACCAAAATGAACAAGATAACATTTCATTCTAACAAGCATTATAATGATACAGAAACAGCACCCTGCCCAACTGCAAAAGTTATACCAAAATGGTGGCATGATGCTGATATTTATATAAAAGATTTTTATGGCAATCCAGTTTCTAATGCAAATAAAGACGGCGGTAAGATGCTAAACTTTAAAGCATGTCCAGCTATGCTTGATACATTTACAACAGGATACACACTTGTTACACCTTGTGATATAGAATTTTATGAAAAAAATAATAGAATCAAAGCAAAAGTTCCATTAAAGTTTGATGATTTTGTTGGAGAGAGGCCAGCATCTGATGGATTCCAAGTTCCTTTTGGCTATGATAAGAATCATTTTCATTGGTATGCTAATTGGGCTCCACAGCTACCAGAAGGGTACAGCTCTTTGTATGTTCAGCCTATAAATCATTTTGATTTACCATGGCTTACTGTTGGTGGTATAATAGATAGTGATAAGGTTACAACCTCTGGGCTGATACCGTTTTTTATACAAAATGGATTTACTGGCGTTGTTCCAGCAGGGACACCATATTTACAAATAATACCATTTAAAAGAGAAGATTGGGAATCAGATTTTATTTTTCATAAGCCAATTGATATTATGCAAAAAGCTATGAAGACGTCAGAGACTTTTAGAACACCAGAGGGTGGAGTCTATAAGAAGAAATTTTGGACTAGAAGGAGATATAAGTAAATGGAAAAAAGATTAAATACCAATAAAACTCACGACTACAGGTCTTTGGGATCTATAACTCCATCTGGATTCTTTGGCGCAGGACCTGAAAATATTGTAGAGTTAAAAAACTTTTTAACAGATGAAGAAAGAGTAAGACTCACCCACTTTGCTAAAAACAATACAACTTGGGATATTACAGATTCTCACGTAAATGAAAATGGAACTGTGATATATGATGCTAACGCTTGGCACGACAGAGTTTGCACTCGTAGATCTATGGAAATTTCTGCTGACCCACATATTGTAGATGTTGTAGACAACCTAATATCCAGACTGCAGGTAGAGGTAGAAAAATTTTTTAACGTTAAGGTACAAGCAACAGGCCCAGCTATTGTTAGATGGCCAATAGGGTCAAGACAGGATCCACACGCAGACAAAGAGCTTCACGAAGGTCCAGATGCAGGAACTCCAAACGATTTTCCACATTACGATATAGCTTCATTATTTTATTTTAACGATGACTACGAAGGCGGAGAATTGTTTTTCCCTGTTCAAGGAATAGAATTTAAACCTGTTGGGGGATCAGCATATTTTTTCCCAGGAGATAAAAATTATATTCATGGAGTAAGACCAATTATCGCAGGAGGAAGATACACCTCACCATTCTTTTGGCAGATACTTGAGCACACTGGTGACATAAAGCCATGACCCTTGAATATAAAGAGATATATCCAAAGATATGGGTATTTAAAAATCCATGGAAAGACATAGACCTATTAACAAAAACAATAATTGATTCGGAACAAAACCCAGAAGGCTCTGCTTTAAATTGGCATGGCTGGTACACCTTTGGAAAAGAAGCTGATCAGTTTAACCATTCAATTGAATCATCTGAAAGAACTGAATTAGAAAAACGTTTCTGGGATGAAATAATTGAGGTTTTTAATAAAACAACAAGTCAGTATGCGGATACTTTTAGCGTACCACTTGATAGAGACGCAATAGTTTTTAACGAAGAAACTGGAAACGATGATCCTATGTGGAAAAGAATGGGACCTTCAATATGTAAGTATGAAGTCGATGGAGGAATTGAAGATTCCGACCTTGCAATGCATGTACATACAGACTACCAAAGAGACTATCATGATTTTAGAGGATATAAGTTTACGTTTACCTGCACCATGTATTTAAATGGAGACTATGAAGGCGGAGGACTTACTTTTTTGGTAGACAATAAAACTCTTTATTACAAACCAGAAAAGGGCGACATTTTGTTATTCCCAGCAGGAGACCCAGATTTTCTTTCCGATGCTGGACAATTTTATATGCATGGAGTTGAAAAAGTTAAGGGCACCCCTAAGTATTTTGTAAGAAACCATTGGGTTAGATTTTATCCTGGATCGCCAGAATGGCTAGAAAACGAAAAACTTTATGGAAAAGAAATATGGAAAGAAATGGAAATTGCCAGAACTAAAGAAGAAAGAAAGTCTGGAGCTTATCAAACAATAAACTATGATGAACTTAAAAAGCTAGAAAGGATTAATTTAAATGACATTTAATTTAGAAAATCAGAATAGAGTTAAAGAAGACATAGTGTTTTTTGAAAATTTTCTTAGTCCAGAAGATTGCGAAAAAGTTATTAAATATTGGGAGCATTCTGTAGAAAAAGGAACTCTTCCATGGGCACCAATATCATTCTACGATTCCTTTGCTTCAAATTTACCAGACGATGAAGACAAGGAAAAGTTTGGCCTTCCTTCTGATTTTTTTACTAAGCTTCAAGATAAAATACAAGAGGCTACAGAAATATGTAGAGGCGATAAGGTTAGACTAGTTAGCTATCACGCACAGAAATGGGTAGAGGGAGCTTATGCAGGTTACCATTCAGACAATACCCCAATAGATTCTCCAGAATACAACTCTTTTGAAAGAAGCAAGTGGGCAGCATTCCTTTACTTAAATGATGATTTTGAAGGTGGCGTTTTAAACTTTAGGGATCATGATATTTCTTTGCAGCCAAAAACTGGAATGCTAGCAGCATTTGCTGGAGGTCATCACAATATACATGAAGTACAAATGATTACTAAGGGAACAAGAATAACTATAGGATCATTTTGGGATAATGAAGAGGCTGTTTATAGCGAAGAAAAGCAGGCTATGTGGGAAACCGATATAGCAGATCAAAGAAAAAGACAGGCAGAGGACGCAGAGCTTTGGGCAGAACTTAAAGCAAGAGGTGAAAGACTAAAGCCTGGACCAGATCAAACTGCTAAAAAAGAAGTAGCATTGGAGATAGAATGATAAAAACGACTGTATTAGAAAACGGAATGATTAGAGAAGAGCTTCACCCGCAAGTTTATTATTATAGAAATGCTATCCCTAATGTAAAAGAATGGCTAGATCTTGTAAATGATTCTGAAAATCATGAAGACCTTTATTCGATTATCACACCATGGAACACATGGGATGTAGATGAAAACAGAGCTTTTGGAAACCCTTATGTTTACGGATATAAAAAATTATGTTTGTTAAATAGTGTTTTTAATATAGATAAAGACGTCACAGAAGAAACAAAAGAGTTCTTTATTAAAATTAGAGATCCACTTTTTAATGCAATTAAGGCAGTTTGTGAAGATTATAAAGAGTCTCAAGGAATTAAAGAAGATATTATATTGCTAGAGCAATTTGGAGTTCATAGATATAGGTCTGGTAACTTTATGGGAGTTCATCATGATTCACAAGAAGGTGACACTAGACTTCTTTATTCCATGGTAGTTTGGCCTAATGATGACTATGAAGGTGGAGAACTATCTTTTTCTATAAAAGACGGAGTTCTTACTAGCACAGAGCTTTCTTTGCAGGGCGATCTTTTTGATCCTAAAAATGAAGGCTTGTATGATTTTTATATTAAGCCAGAAGCGGGGAGCATAGTAATATTCCCTTCACCTTCTCCATTTAGCCATACAGCACATGTTGTTAAATCTGGATGGAAGTATATGTTACCAATGTTTTGGATAGACCCTAATGGAGAAGATGCATTGTTTAAGCAAGATCCAGAGTGGCGGCCAGAGTTTGTTTACCCAGATAAAGAAGATTTATTTAAGTAAAAATATCTGGTACAATTATTACAAAAGTTATAAATAGGAGGAAGTATGAAAAGCGAAGAATTATTTGATAAGGTGTATTACTACACGGATGTTATAAAGGAGCCTAAAAAGCTTGTTGATTTAATCGAATCAACAGAATCTGATAAATACTCAAGCTTCATCACCCCCTGGGAAGAGTGGGGTGCATGTAGTGGACAAATGTACATTTATGGATCACACAAAAGAATAAAGTGTTTGTCTTCTGAAGATATAGAAAAAAATATATCCGAAGATGTTATAGATGATTGCAACTATATTTTCAATGAGATATTTGATGGTATGAAAAATGTCTGTGAAGATTATGCTTCAAAAATCGGTGATGATGCTGAGATAATTTTAATGACAGATACAGCAATTAAGAAATACATGCCTGGAACTTTTATGGGATCCCACTTTGATCAGCAGGAGGGGGATAGAAGACTTAGGTATTCTATGGTAATGTATTTAAATGATGATTACGAAGGCGGAGAAATATCTTTTAATGTAAAAGATGGAGTATTGACTTCTACAGATGATGCCGCTGCAGAAGATTTTGATAGCCCACTTAATCATGATAGAATTATGTTTCACGTTAAGCCGAAGGCTGGAAGCGTAATAATCTTTCCTTCAACAGATCCATATAGTCATACAGCACACCTTATAAAAGGCGGATCTAAGTATATGGTCCCTTCGTTTTGGCTTAACACTGGTAAATTCGTAGATGGCGTTTTTATTCCAAACTAGAAAGAGTTAATTATGGCAATGTACGTTTTTCAAGAAATTGCACCAAAGACATTTTATTTTACATATTGTCTTCAAGAGATTGGGAACTATATAAGCTTCCTTGAAGAAAGCGAAAAGAATCCAAGTAATTTAATTAGTCAGTGGCAAGACACAGAGTATGGATATGAGAAGAAGGTATCTTCTGATTTTTCTAACGAGTCTGGTCCAGTAGACACTCGTAGCCTTTTTATTATTAATAACTTGAAGGCGACATTCCATCACTGTTTTAGTCAGTATAAGATATTTAACAATATAGAAGAAGAAGTTAATCTAAGCACCGACTATTTTGTAAGAAAACATAATGAAGGACAAGTAAAAAATAATTGTGGAGCAAAGGGCAAGTATACTGCTAGACTATATATTAACGATTCTTTTTCTGGTGGAGAAATTTCAATACCTGGAAAGCCTAAGTTTAAGCCAGAGGCAGGCAGCATAATTATCTCTCCATCAGATGTACAGGTGACAGCAGAACCAGCAAATGGTAATTCAAGATACATTGCAATAGGTCATTGGGTTTAATTCCCACCCTCTGATATAATTAAAAGATGTCATACTACCTAGATGTAATAAAAGATTCTCCGATTGGCTTGTGGAAGTTAGATGAGCTTTCTGGGTCTATTGCTTATGATATTTCTGGTTGCGACAATCATGCATCTTACGTAGGTCAGATAGTTAAATTTGGAATGCCAATCGTATCGGGTGGAAACCATTCAAATAAAATTGATAGTTCTAATTATATACAGTTTACTATATCAAAAGACTTTTCTGGGACAAATGGAACTGGAGGATTTGCAACATCGGATACTTACGATAATGATTTCTCCCTTGAAGCATGGATTCATCCCAAAACATTAACATCTCTTACGCCAATTTTAGCAGATTCTTCTGGGATTGGATTATATTGGGATAACGGAAATGTTGTATTTAAATTAGAATCCGAAAGAATTGATTATTCTGTGCCTAATCCAAATAGAGTTATTCATGTCGTTGGAGTTTACTCTATAAGATCAATGAGTCTTTATGTAGATGGGCTACTTGTAGCAACGCAAAGTGTATCTAATAAATTTACAAATACCAGCGTTACTCTTTTATCTGGACCGACTACTGCTGGTCAATATTTCTTAATCGACAGTCCAGCTGTGTACAGGTACGCCTTGTCTAACAAATCTATATCTTCACACTATAATAATTTGTTTTTAGACAAAGATGAGCAAATTGTTGTCCCAGATTTTGGTCAGCTACTTGTTGTTTCAGAAAAACATTACAATCCAGAAACAGAATATCTTTATCCAGAAAGAGAAAGTTGGAGGTCCCTATCTTTTGATAGTACCAACCTTTCTTACAATGAAAAAAATAATAGTTTATGCTTAAGCTCTGGATCTTCTGGAGAAATGATAAAAGTTTTAGGTTTAAATATTATAAAGCCTTATGTGTCTTCAAAGATTGATTGGGTTGCCTCTACTGGAGTTTCTATTTATGTTTCAGATGTTTCTGAGGCTGGGCCATGGAGCATATGTACAAATGGATCCTCTATACCAGGATTTACACAAGGGTCTAACTTTTCTACAAAAAAAATTCTATATTTTAAAATTCAATTTGCTTCTTCAAATTTAAATATTTATATGCCAGAGTTATACTCCTTAAAAATTTCTTTTTACAATGAGAAAAAGGTGTTTGCACATAATGGGGGCAATATCCTATCGGTGCCACAGCCAACATCTGGATCCACTTGGGATGTAGATTTGTCAAGCAATAGCTATCCAGTAAGAACTAAAAATTATTATAATGGAGTTAGGCCTAAATCCTCAGTGTTTTGCGTAAGCTTATCAGAAGAAGCAAAAAGCTTAGAGATGATATTTACCCCCAAGTCCCTGTCTAGCGGATTTCTTTTATTTAATAAAACTGGTCTAGTTGAAACCTACCTATCCTGGTCGGCTAACGGCGACATAACAAAATCAAATATTAGTAGCATATATATAAATGGGCAAGATATATCCTCAGCAACTAACATTTCTTCTTATCTATATTTAGATGATCCAAACTATATATTTATTAAGGCCTCCTCTTTGTTTTCTGGAGAATTATGGTTAAACGGCAAACAATTATTAGGGGTAAGGTCTGGAGTTCTAGACGACAACTTATACCAAAATATTGCCACCTATCTGTCAGACACGATCAACCCATCTGAGCATTATAATCTTTATATTGGAAAATCAGCAGCAATTGGCCAGGGTTCGTCTATATCGATGACAGAAGAGTCTGTTTCTACGTACTCTAGAGACAGGGTTGTGTTCCAAATCATATAATTTTGTCAGGCTAGATGACAAAAAGCTGGACTTATGTCTACAAAGATGGTAAAATAATTAACTATGGATATAAAAAGAATTAATGCTCAAATGAAGTCTGGTGAAACCAGGCTTGGGGTTTATGTATGGGAAATGCCTGACGGACGTTGGGTTGGCGACGAAGACAATAACTTTTTATCCATACAATCAATGATAGGTAATAAAGAGAGAATTGCCCTTTTAGCTTCAGCTGTAGCACACTATGGAATTGATGTTGGTCAGCCTAAGTTTATTGAAGGAAGCCGACAAATTGATGAAGAAGAATTCGAGTACCAAAAGCAAAGATTAAGATGGGGATTGACTCCAGATCCATTAGACATTGGTGTTCATAAAGAAGAGATGGCTAGACTGAATGGTGGTAAAAAATGAAAGAATATGAAGAGAATTTAGTTTCTAACAATGTAGAGATATCTAATGTTGCGGATTGGATGAGATTTAGCAATCCTACAACACAAAAATCTGACGACTTGTTTGATATAGATGCCGAAGAAGTTTTAAAGCTATCGGGCCTTGGGGCATCATTTAGAAGAAAAGTATCTAGAGATATTCAGAAAGCATTTACTGGTAAAGATGGATCTGTAAGCCAGCAACTTCAGCACCAACAAGCAGTTAGCGGATACGCGACCTTTGACTTAATTCAGCCAGAATACAACCTTGACTATTTGTCAACAATTTATGAAATTTCTCCATATAACTATGCAGCCATAAATGCAAAAGTTGCAAATATTGTCGGACTAGGATTTGATTTTATCGAGTCAAAAAAGACAACAGATGCACTAGACGAAATTACCGATGAGAAGCAATTAGAAAGAGCACGTAAAAAGCTAAATAGAATTAAGCAAGACTTGCACAGATGGCTTGAAGATTGCAATGAAGATGAAACTTTCAAGGAAACTCTTATCAAGTTCTACACCGACATAGAGGCTACTGGTAATGGCTATCTGGAGGTCGGTAGAACGACAACTGGTAAGATTGGGTACATCGGCCATATCCCTTCAAAGACAATGCGTGTAAGACGCCTTAGAGACGGTTTTATACAGCTTCTTTATGGCAAGGCGGTATACTTTAGAAACTTCGGGGACACAGAAACAATAAACCCTATAGCAGGTCAAGAAGATAGACCTAATGAAATTATTCACTTGAAGAAGTACACCCCAAAGAATAACTATTACGGAATCCCAGATATTATTGCTGCACAAAATGCAATGGCTGGAAATGAATTTGCTGGTAAATATAACCTAGACTATTTTGAAAATAAGGCAGTCCCACGATATATCATTACAGTTAAGGGAGCAAAGCTTTCTACAGAATCTGAAAGAAAACTACTTGAATTTTTCCAGGTTGGGCTAAAGGGCAAAAACCACAGATCTTTGTATATCCCTCTGCCACCAGACTCTCCAGACTCAAAAACTGAATTTAAAATGGAGCCAATTGAGGCAGGAGCGCAAGAAGGCTCATTTGAAAAATATAGAAATTCAAATAGAGATGAAATCCTAATGGCTCATAGAGTTCCAATTAATAAAATTGGAACTCCAGCTGGAATAAACTTAGCCGCAGCTAGAGATGCAGACAAGACATTTAAGGAGCAGGTTTGCCTTCCAGCACAACAAAATCTAGAAAAGAAATTAAATAAAATAATTCAAGAAATGACTGATGCCTTGGAGCTTAAGTTCAACGAGCTTTCCTTGACCGATGCAGATACTCAGTCTAAGATCGATGAAAGATATCTTAGATTCCAGGTAATTACTCCAAATGAAATTAGGGTAAGAATGGGAATGGTTCCAAGAGAAGGCGGGGATGTCCCAGTAGATCTTGCAGCCCAAGCAGCCGAAGTTAAGGCTCAGGCAAATCAAAGCAGAGCTCGTGACCAAGAAAGGTCAGCAAATTCTCCAGATAAATCGGGTGAAGGCAGAAATGCTAAGGGAGATGGAAGACAAGTCAACTAGTCCTACTCAACTAGTTATTTGCCTTTTGATACAACAATCTCTATAATATATAACATATGATCATAGAAAAGTCACATTGGTCTTCTAATGGAAATGCTATTAATTTATCAGTTCCTTTTACGAAGGTCAACAGAGAAAAAAGAACAGTCTCAGGTTTTGCAACATTAGATAACCTGGATCAGACTGGTGATGTCGTTACCCAAGAAGCTAGCATGAAAGCGTTTGAAAGCTTTAGAGGTAATCTAAGAGAGATGCATCAACCTCTTGCAGTTGGTAAGGTTGCATCATTCAGACCAGAAACCTTTTATGATCCAACAACAAAAGAGTTTTACAATGGAGTTTATGTAGACGCTTATATCTCAAAAGGCGCACAAGACACATGGGAAAAAGTTTTGGACGGGACCTTAACAGGATTTTCAATCGGCGGAAAGATTCTTGATTCAGAAAACGAAGTAAACAAATCAACAGGAGCATCAGTAAGATTTATTAAAGATTACGCACTAGTTGAATTATCAATCGTTGATTCACCAGCAAATGAACTATGTAACATTCTATCTATTGAAAAAGTAAACGGACAAATGATTTTTAAAGGCATCGCAGCAGATGTTAAAATGGAAAATATTTTTTATTGTGCAGATAGTGATTCTGTTTTTATGTCAACAGAATCAGAATACCTTTCTCCAGTTACTGGTAAAAAAACAGAACTAATTGGATGGGTAGAATCAAACGACGTAAACAAAGCAAAAGAAATAGAGAAGATTCTTGATTCACGTAGATCAAGATTGCAAACATTGCCTGACAACACAAACATAAATATGGCAATTGCAGAAGGAGGAAATGAAGTGGAAAAGCTTAATGTAACAGAAGCAACTCCAGTAGTAGAAGAAGCAGTTGTAGAAACACCTGCAGAAATTATTGAAGAAGTTGCACCAGTAGAACAAGAGTCTGCTGAAGTTGTAGCTGAAGTAACTTCTGCCGAAGTTCTGGAAAAATCAGCAGAACTAACAGAACAGGAATCACCTGACTTTGTTAAGATGCTAGGCGACCTTAAGGGTTTCTTCTCAGAGACTTTGGAAAAGGCCTCTGAGGCAAACGCTGCTCAGGTTTCAACAATCAAGGAGACAGTCGAAGCTTTTAGCAAGAATGTTGATTTGAGAATTTCAGAATTAGCAGAGAAGCACACAGAACTCTCAACAGCAGTTGATTCAATTAAGTCCATCATGGACACAGTTGAAAAAAGAGTAGACGCAGTAGAATCAGACACTGCAATTAAGAAGTCCTCTGACCTTGGCGGGTCAACAGGAGTAACAATCAAAAAATCAAAATGGAACGGCACTTTCCTCGGTTCCGTTAGCGAATTAACAAAATAAGGGTATGGTGAAAAACTAATGAGTAATGAACTATTAGCAAAAGCAGCTGAAGCAGGCACAACACTAACAGGTGGAATGACTGGCGCAGCAAACCCTACCGACGGAATTCACGTAGGTTCCGAGGGTAAGGGAGGCTTGCTCAATCCTGAGCAATCCGCAAGATTCCTCGATTACATGTTCGATGCAACAGTAATCGGTAAGGTAGCACGTACAGTTCGAATGAGAGCTGACACTACAGAGATTGATCGTATTGGCGTCGGTGAGAAGCTTATGAAGCTTGCAGCTGAAGCAGAGAACACTGGCACAAATGCAGCCGTACAGTTCTCAAAGATTTCTCTCACAACAAAGAAGCTTCGCCTAGATTGGGAGCTTTCAACTGAGTCTCTAGAAGACAACATTGAAGGTGCAGATCTAGAAGATCACATCGCAAGACTTATGGCAACACAGGCTGGTAACGACCTTGAGGACGTAGTTCTTAACGGTAACACAGCTCTAACTGGAGATGCACTTTATAAGTCATTCGACGGTGTTGTTAAGATTGCAAAGGCAAACGGCCACGTAGTAGCTGGAGCGGGTGCAGTAATTTCCCGTGACATCTTCAATAAGGCTCTTAAGGCAATGCCACGTAAGTACAAGCAGCGTCGTCCAGACCTACGCTTCCTTGCAGGCTCAAACCTAATTCAAGACTACTTGTACTCAACATCACAGAACATCCAGAACGTCAACCCACAAGATATTGCTTCAAGCATTATCCGTGGTGACCAGGGTGGTCTAGGTGGTCCAGCAGGGTATGTAGCACCATTCGCATTTGGTATTCCAATTGTTGAAGTTCCGCTACTAAAAGAAACTCAGACTGGTTCATATGCAACACCAACAGGAGAGCACGGAGACGTCCACTTGACATTCCCAAATAACGTTGTTATTGGTATCAAGCGTGATGTAACTGTTTACCGCTTCTTCTGGCCAAAGAAGGACTCAATCGAATATACAATGTATACTCGTGTTGGTACCCAAATTGAGCAGGCAGATGCATGGGTAGTCGTAAAAGACGTTAAGGTTGCTTCTTAATTTAAGAAATAACTTGCTGGAAAGGCCCCCAATTAATTTTGGGGGCTTTTCATTTTAATTTTCTAGTGCTATAATTTATATACATACCAAAGGAGTATATATGTCATTTGACACACTTAAGGTCAAGGATCTAAAGACATTAGCAGCAAACTTTGCAGTTGATGTCGATGGACTAAAAAATAAAGCAGATGTAATTGCGGCACTTGCAGAAGAGGGAGTTACTTGGTCAGTTTACCAAGGGACACTCAAGAATATTGAAAGCGCAAAAGAAGATGCAGATGAGATTCTTCCTAGACTGGATCCAAATCAAAAACTTGATGAAGATATGATTCTAGTAAAGATGGACAGACCAAATGCTAGATATGATGCCCTAGGCTTCACATTTACAAGAGATCATCCATTTGTAGCAATGAAGCCCGATGTGGCGCAAGAAATTTTTGATAAGGAGGAAGGGTTTAGACTAGCTACCCCTAGAGAAGTACAGGAGTACTACAACTAAGCCTAACAAATGGCAGAGATATATGTAAACACAAGCACACCTGCAACAACAAAGATTTATGTAAAGGGTGAGGCTGTAACACTTAGCTCTCCAGTAACTGTCAAAGTTTATGACATAACTGGCGATCCAGTTATATCTCCACCAATTAATTCAACATCAATACTTACAACTCTTACGGCGGAGCAAAGCGAAGTTGATATAGGGTCATACAAAGTTTATCTACCTATCTCGTACACAGCAAGATCAAGAAAGTTCAAGTTGGTATGGGAATGGCAATATGAAGGATCTTCTTATTCTAATACAACTATGCTTGATATTGTAACACCTTATGTAGATATACAGGAGGCTGCACAAGAAATGGGATTGGGATCAGATTCAAATGATCCAAACCATAAGACATATCAAGAGCTCAAGCTTGCTGAAAGATATGCAAGAAATATAATTGATGGGTACACTGGTCAAAAATTTTTCCTACACGATGATTATTTTTCTTCAGTAGGAAATGATTCTGACACTATGCCTCTTACTAAAAAGATAAATAGATTGCATACTCTTCACGCAAATGATCAGATCCTTATCGATAATTTAAATGAAGTTAATAACCTAGGCCTTACTATTGATATCACGACAAGCGGCTTTGGATTAAAGGTAAACATAGCGTCTATTTTAGACAATGATGTTTATATAGCTAACGGAATGGTCCCTCCATCAATTCACGACTCTTCTCCAGATATATTTAGAAGGTCTAAGAATTATAAAGTCTACGCTAGATTTGGTTGGGAGTATGTTCCAAATGAGGTTCGTGACGCAGCTGTAGAAATAATGAAGATGTACTTTGCAAAAGATCGTGTTTGGAAAGACAGATATGTTAAAAAGGTTTCCACAACAGATTGGGACTTTGAATATTCTTCAGAAGCATTTAGTGGAACTGGCTCCTCATATGCAGACAAGCTACTTGCAGACTATGTAATAACACAAATGGTTCTGGTGTAATGTTTGATTTAGTAGACGGCCTCATGACAATGAAGATGGACGTATATCGACAAACTGAGCAGCAGGATAAAGATACTGGTGCAATGATAAGAGAGTTTTCTTTTATAAAAACAATTGATTGCTATGCTAGAGGAGTAATTACCGAAAGCAGAAATAGGTCTAACGATAGTCAGAAGTTTTCAAATAAGTATTCAAATAACCAGTATATTGAGGCTAGAACATCTGACAGATTAACTGCAAGAGATAAAGTTAAAAACATTAGGGATGTAAATGGAAAGCCTATCTGGTATGAGTTAAACTATCCAAGCGATACAGATACAGTTTTTGATGTTGTTGGAACTACACCAATATCAGATCCATTTGGAAATGTTGTAGGATATAACTCTTCATTGCAAAGAGCGGAGAATCAGCAAATTGGCGTCTGAAATTTTAGCGATTAAAGCAGCAAGCGGATTAGTTAATTTAATGACTAATAAGCCAGTAAGTGGTGCAATAAAAGATAGTACAGTTGCACAAATATCTGCTGCATTGTTCTATAAAACAAATGTAATGGCTAAACTAGCTGCTAATCCGCAATTCCAATCAGCATTTAGAAGTGTAATATTTGATCAGGTTCAGATCGACTTTGCAGACTATATAGACGCAAAAGCAAGAACATCTCCAAAATCTTTTCACCATGTTTACGAATGGGGAAGAGTAGGAGATAGCGAGGCAAGACTATTTAAATTAAATAAGCTTCCTGCAGATGGACTATCATTAAAAATTAATTACGAACTAACTGACTCAAAGTCTTTTGTACCATCTGAAAACTCTAACAATAAACACGTCTTTGTAAAAAAAGCTTCTGTTATGGAAGAGGGAAAGACTGTAGTCATAAGGCCAAGATTTTCTGAAAGGCTGGTATTTGATGTAGACGGATACACAATATTTATGCCAAAAGGCGAATCCGTTACTGTTAGAAAACCAGGAGGGGCGGCAACCAAAAACGCCTTCTTTGCACAGTATAGATATTTCTTTACTGGACAGCTAGTCAATATGTCTATAAAAAAATCTGGATTCCAGAGATTATTTAATTCATCATTGTCTAGAGCGCTAGGTGTACCAGCACAAGTTAAATCAGTTAAATATAGTTTCTCGGCAAATCAATTAGCAAGTGAAGCCGAGGCCGCTACATCAGCAGCTTTTGCGAGGTTAGCACATGGCTAATTATAAATTAGATGCAATGTTTGAAATAAGAAAGTTCCTGTGGAGCAGACTTACAGCACTTAATATATTCAATCAAGAAGACTACTATTCAGACAATCTAAATGAGACACTTGTCCCAATTGTTCCAGTCCAGCAACAGCCAGAGATGAATCAGTTCTTGAGCGGAAAGAAGCACATAGTTTACGACAAGATAGGAATGTCTTATGAGAACAACTGGATGATATGCTGCGAACAGATTCTATTAACCCTATATTCACCAGATCTCCTTGATATTGTTGAGATAAGAAACTTCCTAACTGATGAGTTTAGAAGAATGGATGAGTCTGCAAGGGATGTCAATAAATGGGCGGGGTTATCAGATAAATTCAAGTTCCATAGTATCCACATAGCAGACATATCATCTACAGCCCCATCAGAAGAAATCCAAGGATTCTATGCTGCAGATGTAATATTAGAGGTCAAATATTCAAGAATAACAAATGGCCAGGGCAGGTTTGCCTAGTTTGCCTTTTATAATATAGTAGAGTAAAATTAGAACAGAGGAAAGGGCCTAGCCAGCCAAAATATATATATTAATTTCATATGAAATCAGGAGGCAATACATCATGGCACAAAAAGTCGGTAATGAGAAGAATATTCTCGTAGGAGCTTCACCGCTATTCCTGTCTGTAGACGATTCTACAACTCCAGGATACGACAATAGCATGGAAGCAGGTTTAACAAATGCTGGAACAGCAGCAACAGGAACTGGAGCAGCAAGAGTTGCACCATCCACACTAGTACCAATTTTTGCATCAGGAGTATCTTATACAGATACTTTAAATGCAGCAACACCAGATAAAGCAGGTGGAGTACTGGCAGCAGCATATCGTAACGTAGGTTACACAAACAATGGTCTTCAGATCAGCTATCAGCCAACATACGACTCAGTAACTGTTGACCAGTTGCTAGATACAGCTAAGCTATTTAAGTCTGCTATGCAGGTTCAAATTTCTACAGAAATGGCAGAAGGTACTCTAGAGAACGTTCTTGCAGTATTTGGTCAGAAGTCAAGCACATTGACAGAAAAAAAGGGTGGAACACCAGAAGCAGTTCTAACAGGACTAGCAGCAGAAGATCACCTTGGCTTAGAAGCAGGTGCACTTGGTTCAGCTCCAACAGAGCGTCAACTAATTGCAGTCGGACAAGCCCCAACATCAGAGGCAACTGCAGCTGAGCGTGTATATTATGCACGTCGTGTTTTGTCTGTTGAGCAGTCACAGTTCTCTTTGGCTCGTACAGCAGCAACAACATTTCCAGTAACATTCCGTCTTCTACCATCAGGTGAGCAAGATCACATAGGTTCAGAATACGGTAAGATTATTGACCGAGTACTAAAAGTTTAATTATATTAATAATTAATATCAAAGCCCCCAAGAAATTGGGGGCTTTGCTGTTGTACCCTTATAATGATTATGCTATAATAATTTAGACGATCCTTAAGGAGGATACAATGGCAACAACAGTATATGACGTAGAAGAGATTGAACTACAAAGCGGAGCTAAAGTAAAGCTCAAGCCATTATCAATCAAGCAACTGCGTAAGTTTATGGAAGTAATTAAGAAAGTACAAGATGCAGAAGACGAAGCTGCCACACTTGGAATTTTAGTTGAAGCATGTGGAGTAGCAATTGAAACTCAACTTCCTGATCTTGTTAAAGATATAGATAAGCTTGAAGAAGCATTAGACGTTCCAACAATTAACCGCATCCTTGAAGTTTGCGGAGGAATTAAGATGGACGACCCAAACCTGATAGCGGCAGCAGTACTGGCTGGTCAGAACTAGATTTAGCCGCTTTAGAAGGCCAAGTTTTTCTTCTGGGACACTGGAAGAATTACGAAGAGCTAGAAGAAAATTTATCGATGCCAGAGTTGGTTCAAACCATAACAGCGATAAACCTAAAAGAGCACAACCAAAGAAAGTTTGCAGCATCACTAAAAGGAATACAATTAGATGATGATGTGGAAGAAGAAAAAAAAGGTTCTACCTTTGAAGATATCCAAAGAAGAGCACTTGGTATAACAGCATCAGCAGATGATGTTGTTGGATTACAAGGGACATTCGCAGCACAAGCTGGATTTGGAATTGGCGCAGGGTTAGGATATTCTAGGAGTAATTAATGGCTGACGAACAAATTGTAACCAGTATAGTCGCCAAAGCCGACTTGTCTAGCCTTGTGTCTGAAGTACACAGGGCTAGTGCTAGTCTCCAGCAACTACAAAGAGAACTCCTTGCATCAAACAAAGCAATATCTTCTTCAACAAAGTTAGCAAACAATTTATTTAGAGATACATTAACTGGAAGCGGGCAGTTCTCTAGCCACTTTGTAAACCTTAATTCTGATGTAGATAAATTTGGTAAAAACTTAGATGCTGGTAGACTAAAGCTTAAGAACTATTTCCAAACATTTAGAGAGCACTCTACAACTCAAAAGGGTATGATCAGGGAGCTTGCCAAAGAACAGGTAATGCTTCAAAATTCAGTACTGCAACCTCTGGGCAGAAATGCTCAAGGTTTAATGCAATACAATGTAATGATTCCTAGAGGCTTAGATGCAATAGCAAATAGCGGAAAATTAGCTCGCATGGAAATGCAGATTATGAATCGTGCATTATCTGAAGGAGCAGGGTCTTTAATTAACTGGGGTAAAAATACTCAGTGGGCAGGTAGACAGCTTACAGTAGGACTCACAGTTCCCCTCACTATGTTTGGGGCGGCAGCTGGAAAAGCATTTAGAGAAGCAGACGCAGAGCTTGTAAGATTAACAAAAGTTTATGGCGGTCTTGCAGCTACATCCGCTTCAGATTTAAGAGCAATTAGAGAAGAAGTTGTTGAAACAGCAAAAGTTTTATCCAAGACAATGGGTGCATCTTTTAAAGAAACTATTGCGCTAGGTGCTGATATCGCGGCAACAGGACAAACTGGTGACGAGCTTCTTGGATCAATTGCAGAAACAACAAGACTAGCAATACTCGGTGAAGTTGATAGACAAGATGCAATGAAAGCAACTCTATCAATTCAAACAGCTTTTAAGCAAAATACAGAACAGCTAACAGAATCAATTAACTTTCTTAACGCAGTTGAAAACCA